CGCGGTGAGAGATGAGAAAAATGTTTCGTTTATTCTCTCTTCCCATTTTCTTAAGAATAGCAAGTGATGATTCCACTCCGCTTGTATCCAAGCCAGAATCTATTAACTCATCAATAAACAAGAGATTTATCTTGTCATTCATTGATTCAAATACGTCTCTGAAACTCCACGATAATGAAAGTATAAGTCTTGTGCGCTCCCCACGTGAAAGATTATCAAAGTCGAATTCTTTACCGTGCATAGAAATTTCAACTTCTAGGTCAGACTTAAACTTCACTAAATGGGGCAATCCGATATCCACAAGATAATGTGCAAGTCTATGATTTAGGAATGCCAAGTTCTGATCGATAATCTTTTTACGAATAAAACTATCCTTATTGGTAAGAAGTTTCATTAGGAACTCTTGGTGATCTCTAAGACTTACAAGATTATTCAGTTTTGTAAAATCAATCTCCTGTAACCCATCTTTCTGTAATATAACAATCTGGTCTGCAAACGGATTCATTGATTCAAGCTCTGTCGAAAGGCTGTTACCTAATGTGTCTAAGGTGGATTTATGATTGTATGCTTCATCTACAGTATCGTAGAATGTTAGTGGTAATGCAGGAATCAGAGAAAGAACTGAATCAGACAATGTTTTGATCTCGTTTCTCTTTTGAGATTTTTCAGAAAGGCGGGCAAGTGTCTCAGTATGATCTACTAAATCTTCGTCGTGAAGCTTTTTATGTGTCTCCGCATCCATTGGTTGATTACATTTAGGACATATCTCATCGGAATAACTAGAGAGATTTTTCTCTAATCTATTTTTCATCCGCGTAATCTCATTAACTTCCTTATCGAATCCCGATAATTCCTTAGTCAAAGAGCGATGTTCGGCAGTTAGATCTTCAATCTCTTTCTTAGATTTATGTAATGCTATCTCAGAATCAATATCGACATTTAGAAGTTCCATAATAGAATTCTGTAGCCTATCTATTTTCTGTATTTTCGTGCGTTCCCATGCAGACGATTTGGCCTGAATCGCTTGAATATTCGCTTCAATTCTCTTATTTGTTTCTGTTGCGGCCGATATACGGAACTCTTCTTCCTTAATCTCATCCTTTGTTATCTTAGATTCTTCCTTAAGTTTCTCAGCCTTCTCAGATAGTTTAGTTATGCCCAAAAGTTGTTCAATGATAACTCGTTGATCATTAGTGCGTAATGCTAGAAATGGCTCAACATAGGTATTCAGTGCCAAAACATGCTTAAACATTTCATGGGAAATACCTATGGTGCGCTCGATTTCCATTTGAGTAAATCGACCCTCACCTTGTGCCTCATCTTCACCTGAATCTTTCTCAACACCGTCTTTGATGAACTTGAAAATACCTGGCTTGCGACCACGTTCAATCTTATAGTTTACTCCATTTATTTCAAACATAAGAGTAACCAACATGTTTTTCATATTGGTTTTATTGATAAGATTATCTTTCTTGATATTTGTTAGAGCAGCGCCATAGAGCGCATAAGATAATGCATTAACGATGGTAGATTTACCTACGCCGTTTCTATTATCGTTACCACCTAAGTCAAGATTTTCACCCAGAACGAGAACTAAATCGTAACTGCTGAAATTTATAGATTGAGTAACATTTCCGATACTCATGAAGTTTTTTATTGTTAGACCATTCAGTTTCAGCATCTATTATAATCCATTATAAATTTCTATTAGTTTCTTTGTATCGAAACTCTCACTATCGATATTTGTTAATTGCTCAATGACAATTTGATCAACGGTTTTAAATGTAATATCACCGGCGTATTCTTTTGATAATTCATCATCTTGATTTTTAACAAGTTTAAATTCTCTCACATCATACTGAGTCAAGAATGTTTCTCTTAAGAAACTTGCCTCCTCGTAAGTGATGTCTGCATCTAATGTAACCTGTAGATATGTCTTAGGTTTGAGATAAATGTCTGGATTTTCTAGAAGTGCGGTTAGGTTAATAGTAATGAAACGAGGTCCATCAGCATAATCAATAAACTCTGGTTCCTTGTCCCACTCTATAAACATGCAACCACGTTCAAAATCCCACACATCAGAGTAGTTATGTCCAAAAGGATTACCTGTGTAATTGATTTTTCCTTTTGTTTGTCTCTTGTGAAAATGTCCAGAGAAGACATAGTCCTGATGTTCGAAGTGTGTAGCATTTAGAAAACCGTGATCGGGCATTTCTACCATGGCATTCATCTTGAAGCCAGGTAGCTCCAAATGACCGAATAGATATTTAGACTCAATGTCAGTTACAGTTTTCCATTCTTCTTCTACAAGCCATGGAATCAATGCAACATCGCCTTTAACCAGTGGTTCATCGATGAGGACAATGTTAGCGAACTCACTACCCACGACCATAGAGTGTATTTCGCGTTTTTCTCTATAAAATAAGTCGTGATTACCCACCATAACATAGACAGTCTTAAATGCTGCATTGAGTTTCCTTAATGCACGCATCGTATAATCTAATGTTAGGAGATTGATGTTAGATCTATGATGGTGCCAGTCGCCCATAAAGATGCATGTTTCTGCACCTCGCGCTTGGGCATTTTCTATCATCCAATCGATAAAATCTAAACAATCTTGATTGTGTTCTCTAGAGTTATGTCGTAGTCCAAAATGGATATCAGTGAATACAACCGCCTTCTCAAAGAGATTAGTGATCTGCATCTTTTGCAGCTTCCTGAGCATCCTCTCTCAATCTACGAATCTCTCCCTCAACGGCTAATTGACGAGAGAAGCTTGGACTTGCACCACTATCGATTAAGAGATCGTCACGTAGATCTTGATTTTTCTTTTCTAGGTTGAAAACACGAGTAAAGCTGTTCGATACGCTTGCTGTATAATAAGAGAATGGATTATCTGATTTGTATTCGTCGAACTGTAATCCCATTTGTGCAAGTTGCAATAATGCTTGCCCCTTCATTTCGTCGAGATATGTATAACCACGCCAGTTACCACGCTGTCCATATTTGTTTACCATAAGGATAAACATCTTAGCTAACTTGTTTGTTATTGTTCCGCGTTCGAGACTAAATTTTCCATTTTTGCAATGTGATCGGCCAACTTCTTTTGCAGCACCAGCTTCGATAATGTAATGCTTGAAGGGATAGAAGTTTAGTTTTACATATTTGTCGGCAACGCTCTTAGGATTTTTCTTTCTACCTGGAGCAAGTGGTATATGATCAAATCCTAATACACGGAATACTAAATCATCTACAGAGATTGTACCTGGCTTGATTTTAAATTCCGAAAGTCTTGGTTTATCTACCTTTGTTGCATTTGGGTTAGCCAGTAAGGCTGCTTCGTATGCAGTTGCAGCAATTCGGGCTGCTCGAGCAGCTCTTCCCTTATCTTGAACTTCTGCCAAATAAATCTCCTGGAGATCTTCAACAATAACATCGTAATCACTATATTTGAAATCTGTAAATTCACAGAAAGAAGTCTTACTTCTATGGATTTCTTTTAACATATCTTTATTGTTAAGATAATTAATCTTCTTAACAGGTGCAATAACAATCACTTCCGGTTCGTCTAACAGGTCTGTGTCGTCATCTTCTGGTTCTAATATCATTGAGGTCTTCTCCTTAGAGGGTTTCGTATAGTGTAGTGCATACATCACGAAGAGTCAAGAGTTTCATGATAAAAACGCCTGTTTATTATCATGATAAATAAGAAAGATAGGAGAACACTAAATGTCCGGACCATCTCAAGTAGATTACAGAGCAAGATTGCAACCCAAAAAATTTGATAGACGAGCCACGGATAATGATGTTCTGGGTCCTAACGATCCAAGTAATATTTTATTTCCTCTTTGGGCAACAAGCGGTGTCCTTTTCCCGTATACTCCATCGGTTGCAACAGGTAACGTTGCAGAATACGATCCTACCAGCTTTATCCATTCTAACTATGGATATAATGCATATGTTAGATCGTATCCTAAGCCTATATCTCTGTCTGCAGAATTTACAGCACAGACAAACGAGGAAGCACTATATTTATTAGCCATCATCCACTTCTTCCGATCCGTTACGAAAATGTATTTTGGTATTAATCCCTATAATAAGGCAGGCACACCTCCACCGACATTAGTTTTCAATTATCTCGGTGATTATCAATTCAACAATGTTCCTGTAATTATTAAAAATTTCGAATATACATATCCTGCAGATATTGATTATGTGCCGGTAGCAACAACGCCACTTCCTGGTCCGTTTTCAGCAACTGATCCCAGAAGAATAGATCTACCAAAGGCTGCCAGTAATGGATGGACATATGTTCCGACTCACTTAACTGTATCTCTTGATATGGATACTCAGTATATTCCTATTAAGTTAAGAAACGAATTTAATCTTGATCTATTCAGACAAGGAAAACTAATGAATCAGGGATATATTTAATGACTCAGACATCTAAAGATACAAGTCAATATCTATTAACACCAATAAAGAATTGGTATCTCGACCTATGGGTTCCGAGACGTGTTCCCTACAACGAGTTTGATAAACTTATTATTATTCCACCTGCATTTAATCAACGGCCTGATTTACTAAGTCAGCAGGAATATGGCACACCAGCATTGTGGTGGGTTTTCTGTCTTAGAAATCCCGATCTTATGGCTGATCCGATAAATGATTTTCTTGCTGGACTAGAAATCTATGTTCCAGATAACATCCTAAAACAATAATGGCAGATAAAGAATTTATGGCACCGCGTCGCGGTGGCACAGCAACCGAACAACGACTTTCAGCCCGTGTAGCAACCACCGATGGTGTTAGAAACGATGCTGGTTATGGTCGCGGTCAAACTACAAACGATCCAAGGATAGTAAATCAGATTGGTGGTGGCCGTGGCCTTGTGAATCCCACTAATGCATTTTCCCATGATGAAAACAATACAACAACATCATCAAAGGAAATACTTGAACTAGATTTCAGGCCTAATATATTAGATAACTATGATGTTTATACATATCATTGGAAACTATTTATTTCACCATTAGAGAGCGTCACAACCGGTGTTGTTCTTGATCCAGCGGTACAGACAATTATTGCCGAAAGTGGCGTCTCAGATCTAACAATAGATAAGATAGAACTTCACGGAATCACAACACCATCAGTTGAAGCTGGTACTGGCACAATGACTACAGTTAAGTTTGAAATTATGGAACCATCGGGTGCTGGATTAATAGATAAAATGTTTTATCAGGCACAAGCATTAGGCATTGCCAATTGGTTGGTTATGCCGTGTTTCTTACAATTAGAATTTAGAGGAAGAGATCCCTTAAATAGTAACCCTGTAATTAATGGAGCGCCATCGGGTCTCGGATCACTAAGATGGGTTTGGCCAATTAAACTTACAGGATCTAAGATTAATGTTACTACCGTGGGCACACGATACGAATTTGATGCGATAATGTATGGAGAAATAGCACAGACAAACTCGTGTGGTACTATTCCGGCACAGACTGTCCTTAATAATCTTGATACATTCGGTAAAGCAATGCGTGACTTAGAAGATAAACTGAATGCTGATCAGTACGAAAAACTTATAGATAATTATAGTATACCCGATACATACACTATTGTTGTAGATCCTGTACTGGCTAAAATAGAACTTAAAAACCTGACAGCTAATAAGGATACTAAGCGTGGCGCAGACTTTATTGATCTTTCAAAGAAAACAGCATCGTTTAATGCCGGCACTGGTATAGATAAGATCGTCGATTCCTTATTAGGAAGTTCGTCGTATTTTCAGAAAAAGGTGCAAGATTCAGATACCCCATCATCTGAACCTAAAGCATCCAATGCAGAAACAACCCAGATGAAAAAACTCTGGAGAATAGTTACCGAAACCAAACCAATTGCATATGATTCACTAAGACAAGATAATGCCGTCGCAATGACACTTTATATTGTAGAATATGATATTGGTATCTTAGAAGCCACAGCAGCTCAAACTGGGCAGACACCCGAAACTATTCCGGCGGCAAAGAAAAGAATGATCGAGTATGTCAAGAAGAAAATTCTGCAAAAAAAGTATAATTATATATTTACGGGATTAAACGATCAAATACTATCACTAGACCTTAATTTAAATTATGCCTTTGCAGCCGCAATGGCAAGATTCGGTGGAATATATATTGACGGCGCGGCCGGAATTGATAAGAGTATTGCAATGCAAAAAAATGCTGAGGATGAAAAAAATGCAACTGAGCAGGTCAGAAAAACCCTGCAATATATTAATAATCCGCCGGCCGGTGCAAATATAGACAAAAAGATAGCTGATGCAACTAAAGCAGTAACGGATGCTAAAATAAGTCCGGTAAATAAAGCTAGATATATAGAAATACTTAGTCACGCCCGGCCCGCAGATAGAAAAGCCTGGACTACAAAAATTCAAGCAGCTCACGGCATTGATTCTACAGCATCTGCAGGAGGTTTGGTATTAGATACTGCTCTTGTCAAGGCAAGAACATCTGCGGCATCATTGTCACCGATAATCAATAACGGAAATAATCTTAGATTTATTTCCGACGTAAATATAAATTCTCAGACAGCTAAGACCGCCCATGATATATCTTTGGCTATGTCTAAAAGTAAACTAAGACCTATTCCTTTTCGTGAGGCACCACAAGAAGGTAATCTTGCACTTGGTACCGATCCGAGCAGTGATGCTGGTAGAGCACGAACCTCGAGTATGTTTGCAACGGCTCTATATTCCTCATTAGATGCAAGTATGACAAGTATTAAACTCGTGATTAAGGGAGACCCGTTTTGGTTATTTCCGAGACAACTGGCAGCAGGAGTGACTGCATTACCGTATAGATCAAATATGCCAGATCAAATGGATGCTATTAGAGATATTAAGAGAGCTCATATTGACTATCCGGAATCTGTTAATATACTGGGGACAGACAATTTTATTGTTATTCGTTTTAGGACACCCAGAATATATAATGAAGTTAGTGGTGTTGTAGATCCATTTACTGAAGTTGAAATGTTCAGCGGCGTATATAAGGTTGTAAGAATTACAAGTAAATTTGCAACAGGTAAATTTACTCAGGAATTAGAGTGTATTATAGATCCCGTAATCGAGCTTTCACAATTCTTAAACGATATTGACGCCGCAAGTAGAAAACTAGATAAAGAGGTGCCAATATCGACAAATAATATACCGGCATCGGCTATTAAGAAACCGAGAATATTAGGAGCCATAGATGACAAAATTAACAATCAAGTGGCATCAATAAAGAACTCAATTGGACAAGTAGTTACCACAGCAACTGATGCTCAAGGGTTTGTAACCCATACTACGCATGCCGCATCTAATATCCCGAGTGATGTAGGATTCACCGCATCACAACAACTCGAAAGAGTTAAACCGACATCCACTTCAGGATAATACATGGGTTACTTAAACACATCAACGAGAACCGCCTCCCCTACAAAAGGTGATACATTTCAGCCGGCCGGCCGAACTCCTACGCTCTTTGGCGTATTTGTGGGATATATTAAGGAGTCCGGCGACGTCCAGAAGAATGGTCGTCTAAAAGTATGGATACCAGAAATGGGTTCGGCACCAGATAATCCCGACGGATGGATTATTGTTAACTATTGTTCACCGTTTGCTGGCGCAACTAATGTCGAAACTATAAGCGAGGCTGATGTTCAATCATTTGAGGGCACGCAGACATCATATGGTATGTGGATGGTGCCGCCTGATATTAATAATCAAGTATTGATTATGTTTATTAATGGTGATCCGTCTCGTGGAATATGGATTGGATCGCTATATAACCAGTTTATGAATAATATGGTTCCAGCAGTTGCCGCTGATGCAAAGTCGTGGCAATATCCTGGAAAAGTTATTCCTGTAGCAGAATATAATAAGTGGGACACAAAGGTAACTCAACCGGATAGAGCATTCAAACCGTACGAAAAAACAAAGTTTCAGGGTGTCGGTAATCAGGGTCTTATCACTGACAGATCTCGTGGTGTAACATCATCGAGTGCCAGAAGAGAATCACCAAGTAATGTTTTCGGAATTTTGACTCCTGGTCCAGCAATAGATTCAAACGCAACTCCGGGCAAGATTAGAAGAAAAGGTGGCTCATCATTTGTTATGGATGATGGAACAGGAACTGAATATGTTCAACTTACTACAAAATCCGGAGCACAGATTAAGTTAGATGAGACAAACGGCTTTGTATATCTAATAAACAGAGACGGAACTGCTTGGGTTCAAATGGACCAAAAAGGGAATGTTGATATATTTGGCGCAATGGATGTATCTATGCGTGCCCAACGAGATTTCAATATTCGCGCAGACAGAAATGTTAATATTGAAGCCGGTCAAAACATTTTTATAAAGGCTGCAAAAGATACAACCGAGGGAACAACTACCTTCACATATGATGTAAATAATATTCCACAAAAGAAAACTATCCCAGTATGGACATACAAGGGAGAGGGTAAGGGTACCGGTGGAAATATTGTCATGCAGGCACTCAATAACTGGCAGAGCACAACTAAGAATACAGCATATCTAACCGTTATTGATAATAATATGAATGTTAAGATTGGAAATAATCTTAATGTTACGACAGTAAACGGTGGTCAGAACTTCAACTCTTCCCAGGGTATCGCAATGACATCACAGGCGTCATTTGACTTGTCGACTGTTGGTAATATTCGTGTAGGATCTAAAGGTCAAATATCTGTTGTTGGTATCAGTGATATCATATTATGCACAAATGCCAATCTTAATCTAAAGGCAGCTTCAAATATACAGGTTGCATCTGGTGGAGATACATTACTTGCCGCATCTAATTTTGGAGTTACAGCACCAACTTTATTTTCAGATACTGTGGGTGTAGTAGGATTAATGCAAATAGCCGGTGGTCTATCAGCGGCCGGGCCTGTGCAACTAGGTGGATCAGTTCCGGTAGATCCACCTACGAGTGCTAATCCAGCAGCAGCCGAGGCGGCACTATCAGCTGGAAAGGCTGCACCAGCTGAAATCAAACCACTAAACGATAAGATTAACATACTTGCAATCTGGTCCGATCCTGTATCGAAGTTCAAGAGAAATTCCGAAGCATTACAGACCACGGTATCGAGATTTCCAACATATGAACCATGTCCAGAACACGAAACTTTTAGTTTTGCTAAGATTAGTGGATA